CAGTTGTTAACAATTATAGATTGTATTACGAATGCTCAAACCGTGTTGATGGTTGGACAGAATGGTATACAGAACAGAAAAAGATATTCGATAGTGTTAAATAAAGGAAAGTATATGAAATTAATTATTGCCTCACTAAGTTTTTTATTATTGGTTGGTTGTGCTAGTAAAGATTATGCAGTATATGTCGATGCTCAAAGGTCTATGTCAAAAGACCTAACAATGAGTGAAACAGCAAGACTTGCTGCATTGACAGATATGACAAAAAATTCAGATCCAGGAGTTCGAGCCACTGGTATCATGTTAATACAACAACTTCAACAAGGCAGTAAAACTGTTGTAGTTGAACCACCTAAAAAGAATTGGCTAGGTTTTTAAGGATAAAAAATGGAATTAACAAAAGAACAACTAAAACAATTACTTCCTAAAAACCCGTACATTGACCATTGGCATAATGCTTTATCGCAACTATTGCCTGATTATGAAATCAATACGCCCCAACGTATTGCAGCTTTCGTAGCACAATGCGCTCACGAATCTGGTGGGTTTATGGTTTTACAAGAGAACTTGAATTACAGACCACAATCTCTACGCAAACTATTTGGTAAGTATTTCCCAACTGATGAGTTAGCAAATGAGTATTGCTCTAGACCAAACAAACAACAAGCAATTGCAAACAGAATCTATGCATCACGCATGGGTAATGGACCTGAAGACTCAGGTGATGGTTATACCTATCGTGGTCGTGGCCTAATCCAATTGACAGGTAAAGACAACTATACATTCTTTGCAGGTTCACTACAAATCTCTGTAGAAGAAGCCGCAGAATACATGGCAACTTTTGAAGGTGCCGCACAGTCCGCATGTTGGTTCTGGGAGACAAACAACCTGAACCAATGGGCTGACAAGGGAGATATCGTTACATTAACAAAGCGCATTAACGGTGGCACTATCGGTCTTGATGACCGTATCAAACATTATGAACATGCATTACACGTTTTAGGAGTTTGATATGGCTAAGGAAGTTAAAGAAGTAAAAGAAGTAAAGAAAAAAGACGAAGATTGGATGACCAAGAAATGGCGTCCACTGATGGCCATGATGTACATGACTTGCTGTTTAGCAGACTTCTTCTTGTTCCCAGTTATGTTCACAGTTGTACAGTTCTGGGAAACTCAGGCGGCTAACGATGCGTTTAGACAATGGGTTCCAATCACACTACAAGGCGGTGGTTTGTTCCACGTTGCCATGGGTGCTGTATTAGGTGTGTCAGCTTATGGTCGTACACAAGAGAAAGTAGCAGGAGCCGCAAATGTCTCAACCGGTTTACCAATGAATGGAACACCAACACCTAACTTATATCAACCAACACCAACGTATCAATCAGGCGGTTTTGGTTCACCAACACCAACAAGTTATGGCGCACCAAACACAGGCGGGTACGGTGGCGGATTCAACGGCACTTCAAGCTCAGACTTTAATCAACAACCAATTTCTGTAACAGTAGGATTTGGCGGTAAACCCGCACCAATGCCTGCACCACAACCATTACTATAAGGAACCAACATGAAACAAATTATTGCCGTACTAGCCCTTGCTTTTGCATCTACTTTAGTGTATGCTGGAGGCGAGACAGCCAAAGAAACAACCAAAGTTTGCGTTGATGTTAAAGACAAAGCAGGTAATGTTGTAATCGACCCTAAAACCAAGAACCCAAAGCAACAATGCAAAGAAATGAAAGTGCATAAGAAGCTAGAGGGTACTAAAGTACCAGAGAAGAAATGATGGCGACCACACCAGAACGATTGGGTATTGTTGAAACAAAGGTTCAGAATCTTGAAGGCAAGATAGATGAATTAAAAGAAGATGTACGTGAGGGTCACAAAGACCTAAAGACTCAACTTGAAACGATGTATGATGCATCTTGTTCTCAACATGCCGCATTGGCAACTGAACTGAACTCACTTAAAAGGGAAAAAGATAAGTGGGTATGGTTCGTTGGTGGTGGTATTGCCTTATTGGGCTGGTTGAGTGGGCATTCTGATAAATTTATGGCACTCTTTGGATAACTCTTGACAAACATCTTCGGATGTGTTATATTATGGTTCTATGTCGCTCATTACTGATTCTAAATATATAAAACTGGCATCTTCCCGCTTGCGTAACTTCAAGCAGAAAGATGCCTATTTGTGGAACTTCTCCTGCCCTATCTGTGGTGATAGTCAGAAGAATAAATTAAAAGCCCGAGGTTATGTTTTCAAAAAAGGCAATGACCTCTTTTACCGTTGCCACAACTGTGGCGCAGGAGTTAACCTTGCCAACTTACTCAAACATGTCGATACAAGCCTACACAAGGAATATAGCCTTGAACGATATAAATCGGGTCAATCAGGTGCAACACGCCCAACACCTGAAGCAATTAAAGTGCCAAGTCCAAGATTCGGAAAGATTGCAAAAAATACAGGATACGAGAAAGCGGAATATTGTGACCGCCTCCAAAGTGGACACTTTTGTCTAGAATACCTTAAGCGCAGGTTAATACCTGAGCAACATTACAAATCGTTACTATTTACTAATAAGTACAGACAATTTGTAACTGAAATATTTCCCGATAATCAGAAGGAAATTGTAGATGATGCAAGATTGGTTATACCATTCTTTGACCAATATAACGAACTGATTGCCGTATCTGGCCGTGCATTAGAAACCTCTAGTGAGAAGCTCAGATATGTAACCATTCGTGTCAATGATAGTACAGACAAACTTACATATGGTTTAGATAGAGTTGACCTCACCAAACCAGTTAAGATTGTTGAAGGACCTATCGACTCCCTGTTCTTATCCAATTGTGTGGCCTCTGGTGATTCCAGTTTGAGTACCACATCTAATTTTATTGATGCAGAACAAAAAATATTAATATTTGATAATGAACCACGAAATAAAGAAATCGTGAAGTTAATGCAAGATGCAATCAAATCAGGGCATAATGTCGTAATTTGGCCTGATAAGATACGTGCTAAGGATATTAATGAGATGGTGATGAGTGGCATTTCGGTTGATGAAATTGAATCTATTATAAGTAGTAACACCTTCAAAGGTCTTGAGGCGCAAGCGAAATTTGTTTTTTGGAAGAAAGTATAGTATGAAAGTGAAGTTAATTAGTTATAGTAGACCATCTAGGCAAGTTGCTAGTGAGGGTCTATATGATATGCAAGAGTTGATTGCATTCTGTGCTCGGGTTTCTAATCCCAGCAATCAATTCAATACCGAGACCTCTGAGAAGTTAATTAAGTATTTGATTAAGAATAAGCATTGGAGCCCATTGGAGATGGTATCAGCATGTGTAGAGATTGAGACTACAAGAGATATTGCACGACAGATTCTACGTCATCGCTCATTCAGTTTCCAAGAGTTTAGTCAGCGTTATGCTGACCCAACTAAGGATTTGGATTTTGTGATTCGTGAAGCACGCCTGCAAGATACTAAAAATAGACAAAACTCTATTGAAATCAACTTACAGAATGATGACCAACGCCGTATTGCCTATCAATGGGAACAACAGCAAAAACTGGTCATTGAGGCGGCTAAGAATGCTTATTCGTGGGCGGTCGACCATGGTATTGCCAAAGAACAGGCTCGTGCTGTTCTACCTGAGGGTAATACTATTAGTAGGATGTATATGAATGGAACTCTGAGGTCATGGATTCACTACATAGAACTCAGAGCTGAAAACGGCACACAAAAAGAACATAGAGATATTGCGAAAGCAATCGGTCAGATTATTGCTGAGGTATTTCCCTTGGCAAATGAAATTGTAAAATAATAAATTGGAGTAAAGATGAAAGATATCGTTCACGGTATAGAGGTCGACTATTCTCGGGACAATCTGTTTGATGAGTTAGGTATCAAACGCTTGCAAGAGAGTTACATGAAAGAAGAAGAAAAGTCACCACAAGAAAGGTTTGCGTATGTATCAAAGGCGTTCGGGTCTAATCCAGAACATTCGCAAAGATTGTATGAATATAGCAGTAGACATTGGTTGTCATATTCTACTCCTGTGCTCAGTTTTGGGCGTAGTAAGCGTGGCCTTCCTATATCATGTTTCTTACCTTATCTACATGATAGTGCTGAAGGCTTGGTTGATTGTTTGGCGGAAGTAAATTGGCTCAGTATGCTGGGCGGAGGAGTTGGAATTGGAATTGGAATCAGGTCTACAGATGATAAAAGCGTTGGCGTTATGCCTCATCTTCGCACTTATGACGCTAGTAGTTTGGCATACAGACAGGGGCGGACAAGGCGGGGGTCTTATGCTGCTTATCTTGATATTTCTCATCCCGATATTCTTATCTTTTTAGAGATGCGTAAACCAACAGGCGACCCTAACATGCGTTGCTTGAATCTACATCACGGTATTAATATTACTGATGACTTTATGAAGCTCATTGAGAACTGTATGCTTGACCCTGAGGCTGATGATTCATGGGAACTAAAAGACCCACACAATAGTGAGGTACGTGAAGTTGTATCAGCTAAAGACCTTTGGCAACGTATTTTAGAAATGCGTATGCATACAGGTGAACCATACATTCATTTTATTGATACAAGCAATCGTATGATGCCAGAGTTTCAAAAGAAACTAGGCCTAAGTATTAAACAATCTAATTTGTGTAGTGAGATTATATTACCGACTGATAAAGACCGTACTGCTGTATGTTGCTTATCGTCACTTAACTTGGAGTATTATGATGATTGGAAATCTGACAAACTTTTTCTTCGGGACGTTGCTGAGATGCTTGATAATGTTCTCCAGTATTTCATTGATAATGCTCCTGACAGCATATCGAGAGCAAGATATTCAGCTAGCCGTGAACGCTCTATTGGTATTGGCGCCCTCGGCTATCATGCTTATCTACAGAAGAATTCAATCCCGTGGGAATCAGCATTGGCAACAGGAAGAAACATCCAAATCTTTAAATACATAAAAGAACAATTAGATGATGCAAACCTTAAACTTGGAACAGAGCGAGGCGAAGCGCCCGATGCGGCAGGTACGGGACGCCGTTTCTCTCATATGCTTGCTATTGCTCCTAACGCTTCTTCTTCTATCATTATGGGTAATACTTCTCCCTCTATTGAGCCCTTACGTGCGAATGCGTATCGACAAGATACTCTCAGCGGCTCATCATTGAATAAGAACAAGTGGTTAGATAGAATCATTAGAGAAGAAGCAACAAAACAAAAAGAAGGTTGGTACGAGGATGTCTGGTCGAGCATTATTGCTAATGATGGTTCTGTTCAGCATATTGATTGGCTGTCAGACTGGAACAAAGACGTATTCAAGACCTCAATGGAAATCGACCAACGATGGGTTATTCAGCATGCAGCTGACAGACAACAGTTTATTGACCAGGCTCAATCATTGAACCTATTCTTTAGACCTGATGTAAACGTGAAGTATCTACATGCAGTTCACTTTCAAGCATGGAAACAAGGACTGAAGACGCTTTACTATTGCCGTAGTGAGAAATTAGCTAAGGCAGACAAAGTATCAAAGCGCATTGAGCGCCAAGTTATTGAAGAAATTAATTTAAAACAATTAGCAAGTGAAGACATATGTTTAGCTTGCGAAGGATAAAAGGAAAAAAATGACAGTTACAGTTACAACAAAATATGTTTTTAAAGACATGCCTGCTACAGGCCTAACAGGCATTGGTGGTGAGGGTGGTGGTAGTGGTTGGGAAGGCGACCTAGACATGGACTTATTGATTGAGGCCAAAGGCACATCAGCAAAACATGAAGTTCTTGCTTTGAATGTGGACTTGGATGATTTGAACATTGTTAAAGGTCAAAACGATACATTTGTTGTCACACATCCAAATGTTGATGATGTAATATTAACATTGAATGCCATTGAGCGTCTTGTGTGTACAGATAAGGCATTGGCTCTTGATGTGAATGGTGATGCGGGTGAAGTATATTCATTGTTGGCTGCAGGTCTTGGTCAATCTGATGTTACAGATGAATTGCTTGGTATTGGCCTATGGTTGAAAGATGCAGGCAAGACAGACACAGAAGTGGCTCAACTTCTACTTGATTCTGCTCTATACAAAGCTGATGCACTAGGTTCAAGTAATGAAACATTTGTGAAGCATGTGTATAAAAACATTACTGGTCAAACCATTTCATTGACTGATTTAAATGTCTTTGCAGGTGCATTAGACCGCAAAGAAATAACACAAGCCGAATTGCTTGAGGCTGCATCTAACCTTACTACGTTCCGTGATGCATCACATATCAACCTAGTTGGTATGGTCAATACAGGTATTGAATACTTGCCATTCGGAGGTTAATATGAAGAAAGTGATTAGATTTACTGCCTCATGGTGTGAACCATGTAAGATGTTGGCTAAAACATTAGAAGATGTACAAACCAATTTACCAATTGAAGTTGTCGATATCGATAAAGATTCCAATACTGCAATTGAATTTGGTATTCGTGGTGTGCCAACTATGGTTATGATTGAAGATGGTGCTATACTAAAACGCTCTGTTGGCATGAAGACTGCAAAAGAATTGCAAGAATGGTTTAATGATTAATGGCACACATCGTAGCTAATTTACCACCAGTAAAGTGTTATGTTCGTAAAGAGTTCCTGTATGACTTTGAAAAGGGTCATGGAGAACTTGAACCTTGTTGGTGGGTGAGTATTAAATCTTTACGTGGCCAAGCATTTCGTATTGAAGCATACTTAAACAACTATGGTGCATTGTATGATAAATTACCATTACATGCATTTTGTTGGAAAAATGTAACAAATGAAATGCCTTTAGATTATTTGCAATTGTGGGACTGTTTGTCTTATGACATTACAGTAATTAAAAAATCACAATTACAATCTATGAAATGTAAATTTAAAACTAAGTCTGGTGATTGGAGATATGGTGAATATATGTTTACTGTAGATTCTGCTCATCCAGATTTCAATACATTAGATACTGGCTTTAGTGAAGATGTTGAAGACCACAAATCATACAATTTTATTAAATGTGACAATGGTCAATTTGCGGCACAGCCAAATAATAGAATGTTGGTTTTAGAACCTAGTAGTAACCCAAAACAATTGAAAGTTCCTGATTTCCGTGTGGCAACCAAAAGATGGTCTGTTGAAACAGAAAGTAAGTGGGCACTTGGTGATACAAACACAGTAATGTACGAATAAAGAAAAAAATGATTAAGAAAAAAGAATCCAATTTAACAGAAACACGCAATAGTTTTAAACCATTCAATTATCCATGGGCATATGACGCATGGTTGAAACATGAACAATCACATTGGTTACACACCGAGGTACCAATGGCTGAAGATGTGAAAGATTGGAAAAAGAAACTATCTTCAAGTGAGAAAGAGTTTTTGACCAATATCTTCCGTTTCTTCACACAAGGTGATATTGATGTGGCAGGTGGTTATGTGAAGAACTATCTACCATATTTTCCACAACCTGAGGTTCGTATGATGTTGATGGGCTTTGCGGCTCGTGAAGCATTACACATTGCTGCCTACAGCCATTTGATTGAAACGCTTGGCCTGCCTGATACCACATACAACCAATTCATGGAGTATCAGGAGATGAAGGACAAACATGATTATGTTTTGAACATTTCAGCACAGAATACTACCAAAGAAAACACAGCGACACACATTGCTGTGTTCTCAGCCTTTACTGAAGGTATGCAGTTGTTCAGTTCATTCGTTATGTTGTTAAACTTTCCACGTACAGGCAAGATGAAGGGTATGGGTCAGATTGTTACTTGGTCTATTGTTGATGAGACAATGCATGCCGAGAACATGATGAAACTATTTAAGACATATATACAAGAGAATAATGAAATCTGGAATGATGGCCTGAAATCTAGAATCTATGCCATTGCAGAAAAGATGGTTGAATTAGAAGATAGGTTTATTGATTTGGCTTTTAGTAGTGGTGAAATGGAAGGTCTTACAGCTGATGAGTTGAAGAAGTATATTCGTTACATTGCTGACCGTAGATTGATTGGACTTGGCATGAAGGGCATTTTCAAAGTTAAACGCAACCCACTACCATGGGTTGAAGAAATGATTAATGCACCAACTCACACCAATTTCTTTGAGAACAGGTCAACAGACTATGCTAAGGCTGCACATACAGGCACTTGGGATGAGGTGTGGGCATAATGTCAGATGGTGGTAAAGGGTCTAAACAAAGACCTACGGATCATAATAAGTTTATTAACAACTACGACCAAATATTTGGTAAGAAAGATAAACTAGTCTTACCAATGCCAGGAACTATTGGCTCAGCCAAGTTAGTATTTAAAGAAAACAATAAAAAGGATTAATATGAAGAAATTACTAGTTATTGCACTTATGGTGCCTTTCATTGCGTTTGCTCAAGGCAAGCAAAAACCTGGTGTGACCTATGATACAGTCCTGACCAGAGTGGTTGATGGTGATACAGTTGCGTTTCAAGCCAACTTTCTACCTGACCCATTAAAGAAAGAACTTAGCATTCGTGTATTTGGTGTTGATACACCTGAGAAAGGCCATCGTGCATTGTGTCCTAGTGAGGCTGCAAGAGGTGAGGCTGCAACTGCTTTCACTAAGGCGGCTGTTAATGCTTCAACAAAGCGCCAAGTTGTCCTAATGGATTGGGACAAATATGGTGGCCGTGTATTGGGTGATGTATTGCTTGATGGTAAAAGTTTGCGCCAAATGTTAATTGCAAATGGATATGCCCGTGAGTATTATGGCGAGGCAAAACAAAGCTGGTGTAACTAATGGCTACAATTCATCACACATGTAACAACTGTGATTCTGAATTTACAATTAAATATGAGTGAAACAGAAGATGAGGATGATTGATGTGGTTGTATAACGATATAGAATTTACAGAAGATATGATTGGTGGCCATTTCGGATTCATTTACGAAATCACCAATCTAACGAATAGCCGCAAGTATGTGGGTAAGAAATTATTCACACGAGCCGGCACAAAACAAATCAAAGGCAAAAAGAAAAAGGTTCGCCTATCCTCGGGATGGGAGAACTATTGGTCTTCGTCTGAAGAATTAAAGGCTGATGTTAAGAAACTAGGAGAGGAGAACTTTGCTCGTAAGATATTGTACCTATGCAAAACTAGGTCTGAATGTTCATATAGAGAAACTAAGGAGATTTTTATCAGAGATGCACTACTAACCACAGAATATTACAATTCATGGGTATCTTGTAAAATACACAAGGCACATGTGTTGAATAAACTATGAAATACTGTAAAGAACCCGATTCGCTACCTAAGAGAAGGAAGTCTATGGCTCGCAAGACAACTGCCAATACAATCATTGAAACTGAAAGAGTTTCAAGACCAAGCAATCACCTCAAACTGAGGCTTGATGACCTTAAAACATTTGACCCATTGACAGAGAATCAAAGACTATTCTTTGATGCATACAAACGAGGAGATTATTTCGTAGCACTACATGGTGTTGCAGGTACAGGTAAAACATTCTGTGCATTGTATAAGGCCATTGAAGAAGTAATGGATAAGTCCAATCCATTTGGTAAGATTATTGTTGTACGCTCTGCTGTACAAAGCCGTGAGATTGGTCACCTGCCGGGTGATGTGAATGAGAAGATGGAAATCTATCAACAACCGTATCGCCAAATCTGTGAGACACTATTTGGTCGTAAGGATGCATGGGATAGACTAGAGGAACAAGGCCACATTGAATTCATATCTACATCATTCATTCGTGGTATGTCCTTTGATGATGCCATCATTATTGTAGATGAAATGCAGAATATGACCTTTGAAGAAATCGATACAGTAATGACCCGTGTTGGTTATCGTTCAAAGATTATTTGGTGTGGTGACTACAGGCAGACCGACCTGAACAAGAAGAAGAATGATGTATCAGGTATTCTTAAATTCTTTGATGTTGCACACCATATGAATGCCTTCACTCGCATTGAGTTTACACCTGATGATATTGTACGCTCATCATTGGTGAAAGACTACATTCTTGCCAAACTACAGTATGAGGATGCAATGGATTAAGGCAATAGAGTCCGAACTCTAGTGAAAATTGTTGCAGCTGCACATATATACTAGTATAATCACTAATATCGTAAACACTATGTTCGGACTCATTTCTTACCTATTATCCTTCTTTGAAGGCAACAGTTACCAATCACGCTTGGACAGATACCTTTCTAGCCGTAATGTATCTGATGCCTCACAATTAGAACACTATGTTAGAGAGTTTGAACGTAACCAACATAAGGCATATCTGTGAAAAACATTCTAAACACAATCTATAAAGCATTTGCAACCCTCGGTAGTTTCACTAAGGAATACCGAGACTTCAAATACGGTGCAACCCGCCGTTAATTCAACTATCGTCTAAGGAGATAAACCATGGCCAATTCTATTTTCACACCATTATATTTTGCAAACTACTTCGTTGACCAAGTACAAGATGCAAAAAACAAGGTCGTTGATACATTCGTGTATGATGACAAAATCAAAACTTCTATCAAAGATTTCGTTGAAGCACAACGTGATTTCACTAAGCAAGTAAACCGCACAACCAATGAAGTGGTTGAGTTGTCTACAGTTGCAATGAAAGAGGTTGCTGAGAAGGCAGCCAAAGCCATCAAGCTTTAATTGTGCATACATATGTCCTGAGGAGACCGGGACATATGAGAAGACTAATTGCACATAGACCATCCAAGAAATTCATGGACACAGCATACACGGCACAATCGTGGGCACCAACTGAACGTAATGGTTGGATTATTAAATTTTCAATCTTTAATGATGACCATATAATGTTGGTGTTTACCTCAAGGTATACAGGGCAAACGGTCATTAGAGAATTTAGTAGTGAAAATGATGCGGTAGACTTTATAAACCTTGTCATTGAACTAGACCCTCACGACTGGAACGAGATTTAAACCAACCCGCCACTAGGCGGGTTTCTTTTTGGTTGCCTACATATTATTGCCACTATACTACGATAAAGAGTGTATAATGCAACCAATGATAAAATTTAAATTTAAAGCAGATGAATTGCTAGCTACACCTAGGCCGCCATTCATACCATATGAGATTAAACAATATGAACCATTTGATAGAGAAATCGGAGATAAACTATCATCTACCGAACAACCCCCAAGCACAAGCCTGCCTGAACAAATTATGCCTACTGGTAATACAGGAATGCATACAGGCAATTAAAGATGCCGATGAAACCCACGCATATACTACATTTGATAAGGATATGATTGGTGGTACAAAACAGCGGTGTGTTACCAGTATTAAAGAGAGGTTTAGTTTATGAGTAGGCAAGATGATAAAGATAAACGCACCAGTAGGTTACATGCTGATGATACTGCAATTAGAAAACAAGTTAAGATTGCTAAAGCACATGGCATAGAGATAAAAGAACCACACAAACTAGTCAAGCATCATGCATTGGACTGTGGTGTGCCTAATTGTCCGTTGTGCTCAAGTCCACGTAAGACATACAAAGAGCCAACGATACAAGAGAAGTCCTTTGACCAAACAAAGGCATGGGTTGATGAAGGAAAAGAAAATGATTGATGAACGCACACCACTTAAAAAAGAATATATGCACTTTGCTCTAGAGGCAGGTGGCAGTACCTATCCAGAGGTCAATACAAGGCAACTAGAAAGGTTTGCCAACCTATTGATATGGGAATGTATTGGTATTTGCCAATCTGGTACCAGTACCCAAACCACAGGCAGTGGTGCGGCAGATATGATTAAACTTCGCTTTGGTCTATTGACACCGAACGAGGCTCTTGATACAATGGCTAGACTATCAGACCAAATTGGCATGGATTTGTATGATGAAATTGACTATATTAAGAAACGATAACAATGTTTATATTTGATGTGGAGACACTAGGTAAAGAGTCCAACTCGGTCATACTGAGCATGGCGGCAATCTATTTTGATACGACCAAGACACCATCACACACCGAACTACGTGAGTCGGCATTCTTTGTAAAGTTTGATGTTGAAGACCAAATCAAGCGATTGAACCGCAAGGTCGGTAAGAGTACAATGGAATGGTGGTCGAAGCAATGTGAGAATGTCCGTACTGTATCATTCAAACCAAATAAGGCAATTGATGTTAAGTTTGAAGATGGCTATGAAGACATGAGGGCATGGGCAAAGTCTAAGAACGACACCAACTGTTGGATATGGGCACGTGGCAACCTAGACCAATTGATACTTGATTCATTTGAAGAACAACTAGAGATAGAACCTATCTGGCCATTCGCACGGTGGCGTGATGTCCGTACTGCCATTGACTTTCTGTATGGTACTACAAAGGGTTATTGTAAGGTGGTGACACCGCCTTGGGTTGAGACATTTGATAAAGATTTGCATATCACTAAGCACAACCCTATTGATGATTGTGTATTGGATGCTATGATGTTAATGTATGGAGTTGGTAATGAAACACTTGTATAAATCAACCAAGGTGATATTTGATGCTCACCAAAAACAATATGAGGTCTACTATAAGAATTGGTTTGTTTGGCATTACGATTCTTGTTACAAATATGATGACCGGGATAGTAAAGGTTATTTACCATCACCTGTGCATTATTGTGATAAGTTGCAAGCAGAGAAGCGGGCAATTGAAAGAGCTCAATCAATGTTAAACACGGTTGAGGTCTGGAAACAAAGTCAAGTTTTTTATTATTAGGATTAAGCAATGAGTAACCTAGAGAAACATGCCAAGTTAGAATTCAAGGCTGCAGGTTGGTTAGATGATGATGGTAATTACATTGATGAAATGCAAGAGGCTGTATGCCGCCATGTACTGGCCTTGTTAGATGTATTCTCAGCCGAAGGCCATTCAGGCTCATCAGCACCATATACAGTTGACCTATTTAAGAAACTGGCTATGTTTGAACCAGTTGTACCATTGACAGGTGAAGACTGGGAATGGCATGAGGCAAGTGAAGGTGTATTTCAGAACATTAGGTGTTCGCATGTATTTAAACAGGAAGATAGATTTGATGGACAGGCATATGATATTGACGGCAAAATCTTTTGGGAATGGTACACCGATGAAAATGGTGAAGCAAGCAAATCGTACTTTACCGGCAGAGACAGTTGCGTTCCTATTACTTTCCCGTATACACCTGTTAGGACCTATGAGGAATATAAAGAATGAGCGAAGAACTGGTTGCAAAACGTGAAAAGTATTGGTGGGAACATTATCCGTTGCACCAACTATGGTGTAATGATGCCTGTCCATTGGTGCCAAGGTTTGAGTACCGCAAGGGTGATGAATGGAATGCCAATAATTGGTCATTGCATTGGTTAATCTTTCATATTTGGACACTAGAACATTTTAGTTTTGGTGTTGATGCCAATTTACAATCAGATAGTATTTCT